GAAGAAATGAGAAGGATTGAATAATGGCGGGCAAAGTTATTCATCGGTTGAGCAAAAGCAGATAGCCTTCTTGAGTCATACTATTCGTCCTTGGGTGGCCAAACTTGAAGATGCTTTTTCAACTCTTCTTCCTGACTTCGCGTTTCTATCTTTCAACACTGATGATCTGCTTCGCGGAGATTATGCAACCCGAATTGAAGGTTATGCGAAGATGCTTCAGAATGGTGTTTTTTCAGCTAATGAAGTCAGGCGTAAAGAGAACATGCAGCCTATTGATGGTGGCGATGTTGTTCGTGTTCCTTTGGCAAATGTGAATATTAGCGCTGCTTCTTTGACTGAGAATGAAACTAAGGTTGCGATGGCTCAGAAGTTGATTGGTTTGGGCTTTGTTCCTGAAGATGTTTTGACTGTTCTTGGTTTGCCTAAGATTGCTCATACTGGTTTGCCGACAGTGCAGTTACAGAATCCGACTACTATCCCAGATGGTAGTTATGAAACGGGTGCATAATGGCTGTTGCTGATGGTTCTTATTCTCCGCCTGTTGGTGTGCAGGATGCTGCTAAAAGGGCTTTGGCTTGGATTGATGCTGGTTTGGCTGGGTCTGGGTTTACTGCTGTTGGTAGAGCTAGGGCGCAACAGTTGGCTTCGGGTGCTGATGTTTCGGCTGATGTCGTAAACAGAATGATCAGTTTCTTTGCTCGCATGGAAGAGTCAGTAAAGTCTGCTGTTGGGTTTGACCCTAGAGATGAAGGTTATCCTTCACCTGGTCGAGTTTCTTGGGATGCTTGGGGTGGGACACCTGGACAAACTTGGGTAAACAGTTTAAATGATAATCAATCTAGGGATGTTTCTGTTGATACAGATAAAATTGATTTTAGGCAAATGGAAGGTTATGTTTTGAGTGAATTACAGGATAAGGCTTACAGCCTAAAAGGCGATGCTTTAGAAACTATTGCCAAACTTGCTGAGACTGTCTATCAGCTTTGTGAAGTTGTGGATTCTATTACTGAGCCTGCTGTTGTTGTTGATGATCTAGAAGATATGCCTGAAATGATTGATTTGTCTAGCAAGGTTATGGAAGAAGATTCTGTTCGTTTTGTTGAGCCTTCTAAGGTTGCTGAATTGCATGAGCGCGGTGAGCGTGTAACTAAGGGCATTGAACAGCGTGTTGCTTTTCAGGATTTAGAGATTCGCCAGGATGGTGATGGCATGACCTTGCGCGGTTATGCAGCCGTTTTCAATTCACCTTCTCAGCCTTTGCCTTTTATTGAGACTATTGAGCGCGGTGCTTTCAGGGATTCTTTGAACTCTCGTAATGACATCAAACTTCTTTGGAATCATGATACAAGTATTGTTTTGGGTTCTACTCGTGCAGGTACTCTCAAGCTTGCTGAAGATGAGCGTGGCCTTTATGTTGAAGCCAATTTGCCTGACACTCAGGCGGGGCGTGATGCGATTGTTAGTATTCAGCGCGGAGATGTAACAGGTTTCAGTTTCGGCTTCAGGGTTGCTGCTGGTGGCGATACTTGGATCAACGCTAATGAGCGTGTCCTAAAGCGTGTCAACATCCATGAAGTTTCTGTTGGCGTGGCTTTCCCTGCTTATCTAGGAACTGAAGGAACAGCCAATGTTAGATCTGTCCCTGATTTGACTGGAAAGATTGCTCGCCTAGCGGAGATTCGTGGAGTGTCTGCTGAAGAGTTGACTGATGCTCTTTTGGCTCTTGAAGCCGGTGATGAATTGACTGCCCGCCAGGGTGAACTTTTGACTGACACTCTTGGCAAGGTTCTAAAACAAGATCCTGAAGTTACTAACCCTAACGCGATTTTGGAGTTAAAGAAGAAAGAGCTTGATTTGCTGATGAAGCGCGTATAATTAGAGTATTGCCCTTGCGTGGTGTTGGTTGGCAATAAATAAAGAAACCTAACTTTCTTTTCCCCCTGATTTGTCCCAGGGGGTTTTCTTTTATGTGAATGTATATATTTGGGGTATAGACTTTATTTATCAGGTGTGTTTATCCCCTGAGTTTTTGGCTGAGTGTACTCGCCTAATCCCCCTAAAAACTATGTTCTTGAAAGGAACAAACCTAATGAGCGATTTTATTGCTAAGCAGGTTGATGCTAAGGCTAAGGCTTGGCACGAAGCTAAGGAACTGATTGATTCAGTTGAAGCTCGTGGCGGTGTTTGGTCTGGTGAAGATGAAGCAAAATATGCTTCTCTAACCGCAGACATCAACAAAAGAAATGAACTAATCGAGCTAGAGCAGCGTGAAGCTAAAGTTGCCGAAGCAATGCAGACATCATCTGTTGACTTTGCTGCTGCAAACGCACTAAATGGCGATGCAGAGATTCTTCGCAAAATGGCTTCTGGTGAGATTCGTAATCACGAGTTTCGTGCAATAACAGGTTCTTCTACTGGAGCACCTGTACCAACATCTTTCTACAATGAGATTGTTCGTGTTGCAAGACTTGTAAACCCATTGCTTGAGTATGCAACTGTAATCAACACTGCTGGTGGCGAGAACTTGCAGATTCCTTCACAGGCAACTTTCTCAACAGCAACAATCGTGGGTCAAGGAGTTTCAATCGGAACTTCAGAGCCTACATTCAATGCGTTTACAACTCTAGGTGCATACAAGTTCTCAGCACTAGCACAGTTGTCTCGTGAACTTATTAATGATGCAGGTGTTGACATCATTGGATTCCTAGCAGAGCAGTTTGGTAACGCTCTAGGTTTCAAGATTGCTGACGAAGTTGTTAACGGAACTGGAACAGTAGAGCCTGTAGGTTTCTTGCCTGTTGCAGGTACTGGTGTTACAGGTTCAACTGGTGTATCTGGTGCGTTTACAGCTGATAATGTCATTGACTTGATTTACAGCCTTGATGGTTCACTTCGCAACCGCCCTTCATTCGCAATGCTTGCAAACAGCACTTCTATTGCAGCTTTGCGTAAGTTGAAGGACACTGCAGGTAACTATGTGTTCCAAGTTGGAGATTCAAAGGATCGTAGAGACCTAGTTCTTGGTGTTCCTGTTATCGAGACTCCTGCTATGCCAAACCCTGGCACTGGTGTTAACTCTCTTGCTGTAGGTGACCTAAAGTCCCTATACATCAGAACTGCTGGCGGGGGACTTACCGTGGACAGGTCGGACGACTTCGCCTTCGGTAACGATTTGGCTACATGGAGAGCAACTTGGAGATTGGACTCTGCGTTAGTTCAGACTGCAAACATCAAGAAGTTTAAGGGTGGCGCAAGCTAATCCTGCTTCATTAGAGAAACCCCCTAAACTCAAAAGGTTTGGGGGGTTTTTCTATTATGCTTTTAGGCATGACTTCTAAAGCGTGTATTTCTTGGTATAGCAATTCTTTGAATCAGCCGACTGGTTATGGTACTCAATCTAAGCAGGTCATTGAACGACTTGTTAGGGATGGCCATAAGGTTGCGATGCTTTCTAACTATGGTGGTGAAGGTGTCAATAGCGTGATTGAGACTGGTGCGGGTTTGATTCCGCATTACAGCAGGGGAATGAATCAGTATTCGACTGATGTTATGCCTTTGCATTATGCGCATTGGAAGGCTGAGAATCCTAAACTGCCTTCTTGGATGCTGACTCTTTACGATGTTTGGGTTTTCGACAATCCTGCGCTTGATGCTATCCCTATTGCTTCTTGGACTCCGATAGATCATCAGCCTGCCCCTGAGAATGTTTTGAAGTGGCTTAGGAAGCCTAATGTTACGCCTATTGCAATGAGTGTTTTTGGTAAGAACATGATTGAGCAGGCAGGTATTGAGTCTGAGTATATTCCGCATGCGATTGATACTAAAGTTTTCAAGCCGACTGCTAATTTGCCTGAAGGTATTTCGGGGCGTGAGTTTGTTGGCGGTGAAAACAATTTTGTTGTTGGAATGAACTTTGCTAACAAGGCAGGGGGGTTTATTCACCGTAAAGCAGTTGCAGAGAACTTTCTTGCTTTCGGTATTTTTGCTTCTAAGCATGATGATGTTGTTTTGTATTTGCATACTGAGCCTTATGGTAAGCAGTCAGGTTTTGTGTTGCCTAACATTCTTGCTGCTTGTGGTGTCCCTGCAGAGAAGGTGAAGTTCGTTGACCCAATTGCTTATCAGTATGGAATATCTCAGGAGACTTTGACAGCAATCTATTCGGCTTGGGATGTTGGCTTGTTCACTAATTATGGTGAAGGTTTTGGTATCCCGCAGGTTGAGTGCCAGGCAGCGGGTGTGCCTATTATCACAAGTAATTTTGCTGCTTCGGCTGAGCTTGCTTCGCCTGATAGTTTCCTAATCAATGGTCAGCCTTTATGGGATGCCGGTCAACATACTTGGTTTAATGTTCCTAATGTGCAGGCTATTGCTGATGCGCTTGAGCAGGCTTACCAGCGCGGGCGTAAAGAGTTCCCTGACACTTTGGCTTTTGCTCAACAATATGATGCAGACAAGGTTTATCAGGAGAAGTGGAAGCCACTTATCAAGAAGTTATCTGAAAAGTGATTTTAATTGTTCCTGTTTTGAACAGGTTTGATTTGTTGAAACGTATGCTGGAAAGCATTGATGTCAATGCGACTGTTTATGTGATCAACAATTCAGGTGAAATACAAGATGATTTTTATTACGATAATGAGTCAATCTATGTTCACTGGTTGGAGTTGCCTAGCAATCTTGGTGTTGCAAGTTCATGGAATCTAGGTATCAAGATGCTGCCTTTTGAGTCTCGCTGGTTCTTTACTTCGGCTGACTGCGAGTTTGCACCTGGCGATTTAGATCTGTTAAAGACTGCTAAACGTGATGCTTTGACTTTGTGCGACAAGTTCCCTTACTATCAGACTTTTGTTGTAGGTGACGAAATAGTCAACACTGTTGGTTTGTTTGATGAGAGTCTTCACCCGATCTACTTTGAAGATAACGATTATGAACGTAGGATTGCTCATTACGGTTTGCGTATTGACCGTCTGCCTTTACAGCTGAAGCATGACAACAGTTCAACAATCAATAGTGATGCCAGGCTAAGTTTGCGTAATGAAGTTACTTTTAGAAATAATCAAAAGTATTTTAATCAGAAAGTTGATGCTAATAGGTTTGATGAAGGTCGCTGGCAGTTGCAGATTAGGCGTGTGAACTCATGGGATTAGTTGTTGTTACAGGTGTTGCAGGTTTTCTTGGTTCGCATGTTGCTGACGCTTATTTGGCTAAGGGTTGGCAGGTTCGTGGGATAGATAATCTGCTTGGTGGGAGTTTAGAGAATGTTCCTGAAGGTGTTGATTTTCATAATCTTGATTTAGATGATTTGGAAGCTATTTCGCCTGTTTTTGTTGGGGCTGATTTGGTTATTCATGCTGCTTGCACTGCTTATGAAGGTTTAAGTGTATTCAGTCCTAGCCTTGTAGTGCGTAACACTGTTCAGATAAGCGTGAACGCTATGACAGCGAGTATTCGGGCTAATATTCCAAAGTTTGTTTACATGTCTTCTATGGCTCGTTACGGGGATAATTTAGGGCAGGTGTTTGATGAGTCTTTGACACCTAAACCGCAAGATCCTTATGGGATTGCTAAGTTGTCAGCTGAGAGACTGTTGTCTAATCTTGCTGAAGTGCATGATGTTGAGTTAATTATTCTTGTTCCGCACAACATTGTTGGGGCTAGACAGAAGTTTGATGATCCGTTTAGGAATGTTGCAAGCATTATGGCTAATCGTATGTTGCAGGGTAAGCAACCTATTATTTATGGTGATGGTTCTCAGCAACGCTGTTTTAGTTTTATTGAAAATGTGATTGCACCTATTATGACTGCTTGTGAATCTGATGAAGCTGTCGGACAAGTCATAAACATCGGGCCAGATGAGTCCCCGATAACTATTTTGAATTTGGCTGAACGCCTTGCAGACATTATTGATTTTGAGTTGCAACCTATTTTTATGCCTGGGAGGCCGCAGGAAGTTCCTGTCGCTTTATGCAGCTCAGATAAGGCACGAAAACTTTTAGGGTATAAAACGACTGTCACGTTAGATCAGGGGTTGCGTGATTTGGTTGACTGGATTAGACCTAGGGTAAAAGATTTTGAGTATCATCTGCCTATTGAGATTGACTCTGATTTGACTCCGAAGACTTGGACTCAAAGGCTTATCTAAGGTTACGCTAAACTAGAGATTGACTTTAGGAGTTTATTTTGGCTGTAACAAATGGGTATTGCACTTTAGCGGATGTGAAGGCAGCGCTTCGCATTACTGATTCTGTTGATGACACTTTGATTGAGCAAAGCATTAACTCGGCTTCTCGCATGATTGACCAATACTGCAACAGATACTTTTATTCAACTGCTGCCGGTGAAGTGCGCTACTATCAGGCAAATGATGGTTTTATGTGTTGGATTGATGATGCTCAAACTATCACTGAGTTAAAGACTTCTTCAACTGATCCGCTTATTTTTGATACAACTTGGGATGTTGGCGATTATCAGCTTCTTCCCCCTAATCAGAGAGCGAATGGATCGTACTCGCCCTACAACGCGATAACCGCAACGGACAACTATTTATTCCCTGTTTGGGCAGATATTGCTTTAGTTAGGGTTACAGGAACTTTCGGCTGGTCAACTGTTCCTGAGCCGATAAAGTTTGCTTGCATTATTCAGGCTTCAAGATTGTTTAAGCGCCTAGAATCTCCGCTGGGTGTTGCCGGTGTTTCTGACATGGGAATTATGCGTGTTGGTTACAGCATTGATGGCGATGTTGCGCAACTAATCAATCCGTTTAGGCTGCTTAGAACAGGCGCATAATGGCGATAAGCGACCTTAGAACAGGGTTAGCAAATAACCTAGCAACTATTGCAGGGCTGAGAGTTGTTGAAACTTTGCCTGATGTGGTCAACCCGCCTATGGCCATGATTGGTATTGAGCGAGTCCAATACAACAAACAAAACAATCGCTCTATGGCCGAATACACTTTCAAGGTTACTGTCGTTTTGGGGCGTGTTTCTGAACGCTCAGCTCAGCAGGCTATGGATGTCTATCTTGCTCCTGGTAGTGGTTCTATCAAGTATGCGATTGAATCAGATCGCACTCTTGGCGGTTATGCTTTCGATGTGTTTGTCGCTGAAACAAGCGCTATTGGGGCTGTTAGTGTAAATGCATTAGACTATTACAGTGCCGAGTTTTCGGTTCAAGTATTCGCAAGTTAAGGATAAATAATGGCAATCTTTGTCGCAACAGACTTCAGCGTTAGCATCAATGGTTCAACTGCTTTGGCTTCATACCTGACTCAGGTTGAGCTAAAGCTTTCTGCTAACGAAATTACAACTACCGCTTTTGGCAGCACTTTTGTTACTCGTGTTGCAGGTCTAAAAGAAGGTTCTTTGACCTTGAACTTTAATCAGGATTATGCTGCTTCTACTGTTGATGCAACTCTCTTCCCACTTCTTGGAAGTAACGCGACTGTCGTTATCAAGCCAACAAGCACTGCAACTTCAAGCTCTAATCCGGCCTACACGGCGGTGTGTTTGGTGACAGATTTAACTCCTGTTTCAGGTCAGATTGGCGATTTATCTACTTTCTCAGTTACTTGGCCTACAACTGGAACTGTCTCCCGCGCAACTGCCTAACTTTTCGGCTAGAGTGATTGTATGAATGAAATAACTCTTACAATCACTTTTGTTGACGGCACTTCTCTAGAAGTTAATACTTCTGCTGGCGATGTCGTTAAATGGGAAGCCTATTTTGATTTAGGCATTGACAAGCTCC